GGACTTGATATGCGTGGAATCATTCAGCCACATCTGTGGATTCTGGTTAAACACCTTGGTTTGTCCGCAGAGTCCGTAGGCGTAAAAGTAAGAGTAGGGGTAGCTGTACGTGTAGAGGTACGGGTATACATAGACATACCTATAATCGTCCGCACTTACGTACGTGGCGTAGCTGTAGCACCCACTGACGTTGTTCTGCCAATTGAACGCCCCGGCGGCGTAAACGTTCCAATAATCAGCATCAGTTAAACCGAGCCCGGCAAAACCTACTTTGCTCCCGTTTCCATTAAAGTCAACGTTGACCATTAACGGTTTAAATCCGCGTATGAGATCAACAAAATAGCGAATACCTTGATAAATGCTGGAGGCTATTGTGCCTGCAAAATTTCTTATCAGCTTATCTGTAGCTTGTCGCAAATTGCCTGCCTGTCCCGGCACGTATTCGTTCTGAGTGCGCCAATGACGACCCAACTCGTGCGGGCTGAACATTTCGTTCAGGTAGCGTACGCCAAAGAATATCTGACTGGTAGCAGGCTGCCCAAGGATATCACCCCGGCTGATAGCATCACCGGGACGAACGGCCAAAGAAGCGAGACCAGCGACGACTGTCTGGACACCGCCGCTGTGGACAATAGTGACTTCGTAAGTTGGAGTGCCCGCAAGAATGTTCTGCGTATTTTTGAATTTGGCAAAACGTTTTACGGCGCTGGATACTGTGCCTGTGCCGGGCGAAATAGCAGATTCACCCGATTCAATTTCAAAAGTGTAACCGTTATTTGTATACACTTCTGACCTGAATCCGTAGAGCAACTTCAAAGGGCGAGAAGACGGCGGGCGCAAGCTGGCCATCACACTCAATGCTTCTCTGGTTGGTGAAATGTTCATGAAACAATCTGGAACAGGTCTTCTGCGTAAATGGTAGCCTCTACAGTCACGAGCTTGCTCTCAGCGTAGCTGTGATCGGATATCTTCCAGCCAGCCAGCCAGCAGTCCTTCAGGAGCCAACAATCCGCAACGTGCAGCCATGGTTGACGGTCTAATGGACGGCTAGGCTCAGAAGACATGCGCGTGGACACTACAGTCGCACCCGGATGAGCGATCTGCGCATAAGTTACTGCTGTTTCTACGTCATTTGTAGGTGCTCCTTCAACTATAGCCTGAAGCGCGTCTTCCTGAGCCGACGAGTACGCGTACTGGTTAAGCATAGCCTGATTCATCTGTTGAACCTGTTGGTCCGTTAAACCACTTTGCATCGCTTCTCCACCTCTTAGCTGAGCAATGCGTATCGAGTAAGCGTAGTCGTACCGAAAATTAGCGTTCAACGGAATAGCCGATCTGTTGTCTGCGTAAAGCGCACTTCGATCACCCCGTCCCGCTCGCACGATAGCTTGCCACGCTTGTAGCACCGATATGACCCGACTCTGATTTGGATTGGTATTCGTATCGAGCAAAAAAACAATTTTGACCGCATCTAACGGTTCGTCCCAAGAAGGCATGTTAAACGGCACTGAATCACGTCTAAAAACCTCTGGTTTCATTTTCAGTTCTGGAAAAGTAACCGATTGAACAAACTGTGGATACATTACCGGAACCGAAGCCAGTCCAAGCGTCTCAAAAAGTTGCTGCTTGTTCAGACCTGCGACCAATTCAGTCAGATCCACGAGCCACAAGTCACTGCGCTGTGGTTCAAATCCAGCCTCGGTCGTAGTACCCCAAAGGTTTTTATGATCGGCTAAGCTAATCAGACGTGACATCTTGGTGTAACTACCTTAGAGAACAAATGAACCTATCGTATACATACGGCGGACGAGTTGAAAGTAATAAGGACCCGTTAAAGCTTGGCCGAGTAAAAGTGCGAGTTCCGCACGTTTACGGCGCAACTGGAGGTGGCTCTGGTTTCGTTGCCACCAACGATCTGCCATGGGCACTGCCAGCTGGCATGCCTGCAGGCGGCAGCGCAAATTCCGGTGGATTTAGCCAAATCCCAGAAGTAGGAGACAAAGTTTGGGTACGTTTCTTAGACGGCGAACCCGAAAAGCCTATCTGGGAGTGGGGTATGCAGTCCTACGATGACAGTGCTTCATTGAAACTTCACTCTTACAAAACAGATGCAGACGGTAGTGTAGGCGCTCCGGATAGGACTGTATGGACACGCTACCAGCATGCTATCGAGTTAAACGCAGGAGGTGTAATCGAAACAACCAGTGGCGGCTACAGGCTGCTGCTAAACGATTCGTCCACCCCAACCAGTTTCGACGGATCTATTAAGCTCAGCACGCCGCTGGGCAACATGATAGAAATAGACGATTTACTCAGCACTTTAACGATAAATGTCTTAGAAGATGCTTACTTTCAGATCGGTATCAGCTTTTTAGCCACATCTTTCGACTACACATGGAACACGGCAGGTAGTCACACCACCAACGTAGGTTTAAACGTGCTGACGACAGCAGCAGGCAAAATAGACTTCTTTTGTGTGGAAGACTACAAAGTAGATGTACTTGCTGCACTTACACTGGACGCTGGCACGAGTATGAGCCTTGTTTCGGGGGCAAATATGGGCCTCACTACTGGCGGCACTTTTTCTTTAGCGTCTGCAGGTGATTTAAGTCTAGCCGGGGCAACTAATGTAAACCTGACTTCCAGCGTGCTAATGAATCTAGCCTCTGGCGGCGCAATGGCTTTAAACTTCTCTGTGCTATCTCTAGGCACCGGTATTGAACCCTTTGTACTAGGAAATCAGCTCTACGCACTTCTGATGGAGATATACGCAGCGTATTCTATGCATACACATGCAGTCGTAGGCGGAGGTGGAGGCGTCGCAACCCCGACTGCAAATCAGTTTCCACCTCCAAACCCCACACTCCTCAGCACGACCATCTTTGGCCGCTAAATTCTGGCGTAGTCTACGTAAGGCACTACGCACAACGGGTTTTTGTTGTTGTAATTTCGTCTGATACATGGAATATCAGCTTCCGCCGCTTCCTTGGACGGATATATTTTGGGGTCCGAATCGCTAAATCCATAATTGGTGTAGACAACCGGTGTGTTGACGAGCTGACTTATGCCTGTGATGATGTAGCCGGTGTCAGCGCCCTGAAGATCGCACAAAACTGCCATGAGCTTCTTTATCTGCTCAACACTTAATGGAAAGTCAGTAACAGCTCCATGGCCCGGTTCAAAGGAAACGTAGTACTTGCCCGCAAAGTCGCTATCAGTACTAGCGATGATGTTGACTCGTGTGCCCGGCGGAATAACAACTCCAGCCAGCGACTCCTTTTTTATAGAGGCGTAGTGCGCTTTAAGGCCAGCCTCTGCCCGTTTATTGGCCTCTCGCAGGATTTCATTTTTCAGACCTTCTTTAGCAAAATCAACGAGTTTGGTGATGAGTGCGTCGTTGAGCACCTTGTAGTGAACACGATACTCCCGCGCTCCCACATTGGCTTCGATGTACGTCAGTCGTAGTCTACTTGGGTACGGACCGCCATAGTTGTTATTCGGGAACACCATAAACCGAACTTGATGCTCCATGTATTTCGCTTGTTCAGACGTGATTGTGAGCCCGCAAGGTGTCCACTCCTTAGATGTCAGATTGCTTTTAACTGTAAGCCCGGCATCGGTTAAAGCAGCTGTAAGCTTAGCAGCAAAAGCGTCGCGTATTGCATGAAACTTAGCGTGTCTAGCCTTGATCTCTTTATCGTCGTACATGTTCGTAACGTATACAGTCTAAACTAACGAGTCAACCAGAAAAAATGTATTCCGACAGATTTTTTCTGTTCTTCTGGTGATATGGCAATCAAGACTAATTTAAAATCACTGGCACCCAGACGACAAGCGTTTAAGAAAGTCATCTCGCTGCCGTCGCACGGATTCAGTAATCCTACTGCTTGGCCAGACGGTCAGATTACAGTGTACCCGTGGGATAACACAGTGGATGACTTTCTTCTGGCTAATAGCCGAAAAACGTCAGGCAAGCAGAACATCCTATTTGATCTAGTAGCTCTGCTCTGCGATCTAAACGGTGGAAAACTAAACGATTTCGTAGCTGACGAAACCAACATTATCCTATTGGTTTCACGGGCCTTATCACAGGACAATACCATTGTATACACCTCGGTATGTCCTTTCTGTAACGCCAAGGAGCAGGAACACGTTAAGGTACCGGACGAGCTGGAAAAGGTGTCAGAGAAAATGCCCGGCTACCCCGGCTTCGATATCATCACCCTTCCGGATTGTGGGGACGTGATTAAAGTGCGCCCGTTGCTTATCCTTGACGAGCGTACCGTATTAGAGCGCCCGTCTGAAGATCGCGACAAAGTATCTGACGGCGTACTGCGCACCCTTTTACGAGTGGTAACCATTAATGACTCGCGCCCTGACAAGCTTTCCGAACTCAAAGAATGGTTTGACGCTCTCCCGCCCAAGGATGCTCGTTATCTGGAAGAGCAGGCCCGCGAGCTGAGTCCGCATCTGAATACCGTTCTCCGACACATCTGTGCCAATCCGAATTGCAATCGTGAGTTCCGGCACAACCTGACCTTCGACCAAGACTTTTTTCGTTGAAGCCTCATTAGCCAACCAAGAGGCGCGATACTACACCATGTTCCAGTTGGCGTGGGACGAAAAGGGCATGGTGTTTAATCTGGAAAACGTACCCGACGATATCTTGAAAAAGCTTGTCGAATGGCGCAACGAGCGCGTGAACGAGGAAAATGACCGTGCCAACAAGGCACATCGGTGACGCTAATATGGTAGACCTGATCGTTGATTCTAACTCGCTTTACGCCCGAAGCTACTACGCCGCTCAAAAACTCGGCGAACCAGAAGCGGCACTCCGTATCGCGTCAATAACGCTGTTGAATCTGCTCAACCCGCTAACTAACTCGTTTGGCACCACAATCAACCGAACCTTATTCTGTTGGGATTCGGGCCATAACGAAGCAAAGCATAGGGAACCGAAACCGCCGGGATACCATGAATTGCGAGGAATTGCCAAGGAAGTGTTCACGCTCCTAATAGGAGCTGTTCATGCGGAAATAGAGCCCTACGAAGGCGACGATTTGGTAGCCTCTGCTGTATACAGCTCCAAGCCAAAAACAGACGTTATAGTAGCTTCAGGCGACAAAGACCTGATGCAGCTTGTAGACACTACCAAAGGAATAGTCTATTACAGCTTCAACGACAAGTGCGCACTGAGTGACGCTTTTGTCTGTAACAAATTTTTCGTTAAGAAACCCTACCAAGTCGCACTGGCGTTAGCTATACAGGGCGACTCTGCTGATCACATTCCCGGCGTTGTTGGTTGGGGTAAGGAAAAGGTAAAGAAACTGTTCAAAGCTGTCACAAAGGAAATGGCTTTTGACGATGTTCTCGGCATTCTGGAAAACAGCATGAACGCTGAACAGCGTCAGCAATTTTACGAGTCGCTGAATCGCACGATGCTCACGACAAACATTCCAATGCCTATGCCTGCTCCTCTGGTCTTTGCAGACGAGGATAACGTAGCTGCGTTGGGTATGCCAGAGGTGTCGCACAAGATGCGTGAACTTAGTTGCGCGTACGACATGGCCTACGGTAACGACATGCAATAAAAAGACCGGCTGCTATTACACAACCGGTCTTTCAGGAGTTAGGTGCGCCAATGAGAACTACAGAGTAAGAATCGGAACCGGGCCACCAGAAGCACGATTGGAGTACCGGGTCACAGCAAATTCAAGAAAGGCACCTCCGCTGGCGTTGCCTACCATCTGGACTTGAGGGTAGCTGCTTACCAGCTTGATGAGTTTCACCTCATTCACAGAAAGCGTATTGTAGTAGTCGCTACCACTGGCTCCAAGATCCACCCAAGCCGTACCATTGAACTCCTGAAAACGATAGTTCATCGTGTTCACACCAGAGTTCTTGATGATAACCATGGCGTTTACTGGCCCCTGCTGGATAGTGCTCCAGAGCGTGCTAGAAACTTCCGAAACTACCTGACTGTCTGTAACTTGGATATACATAAATCAAAAACGTAATCGCCATGTTAACGTTGGGGCGAATTCAGAATTCTTGTTAATTGAAACTGCCCGAATCTTCCGAGCCATCAACGAATTGTTACCGGAAAACAGGCCCATTTCCGAAATAACGTAGCCATTAGCGTCTCCTAGGCCCAAAGTGAAAGCTACGCGCACAACAAAAGCCGATAGAAAATCGACTGCATCAATTGATTTGGTAAGGCCGGTAGTAAGCGTGATAGGAGCTTCCAGTGCCACATCAGTCACACGAGCTGTCGTAACGCCGGTGCCCACACCAAAGTTCTGGCAAACAAAATTCTGGATGGGTGCGCGAAATCCAAAACAGTAGGCTATAAGTTGACGACCATTGTCTACAAATAGATTTTCCCCCAAAGGCACTTCATGCCGATCCAGACCCCAACCCGTCGGTTGACGACCAGCTGGTTCACAGATCCAGCCGAACTCCATCGCCTGCTGACTGGACCTCTGCTTGCCATCAGCGAGCGTGATTTTCGAAACAGTGACTAAACCTTTAGGACGCATTACCAGATTATTTAGGTTGATTTGCCTGCGCCGCGCTTCAGCGCATGCGCATGGCGACGAACGTGTCGTTCAAATACCCGGCCAAGAATACGCGTGGTACTGGATTCCATCGGAAGTGCAAGTCCGGCACCGTCGCCGGGCTGTTCACAAGGAGGCTCAAATTGAGCCTGACAGTCGGGACAGGTTACGACACTAGCTTCGTCTGCCATTTGCACTGCTGGATCTTTAGAACCCTGACTATCACAGTTTGGACAACCACAGCTGGGACAGATAAGAAGTGCGGTTGCATTGACAGGTTGAGCAGGCTGAGCAGGTATAGGTGCTCCCAAAGCTTCCCCCGGCCCTAGCTCGCCCACAGGTGGGCGATCGAGTCCTATGCCGTCATCAACTTGAAACAGAGGTTCCATTAGGGAGATACGCTGACTTTCATGTTCGCAACGTCTACAGGGTAGTACCGGTCAATCTGAAGACCGAACAACAAATTGACGTAGCCACTCTGTGTCATGTCTGCATCCGTAAACCGGAGGCCCTTAATGATGCAGCCTTCCAGCGTGTACTGCAAACCTGTAGCCAAGCTATTTGTGATGGGAGGATTCTTCACGAGGTCTTGGCGCTGACGATTCATGTCAGGTACCATCCAACGCATCGTGCCCTTGGCCTTAAGCGAGCTGGTTAGACCAACACCGCCGGTTTGAGGGTTCGAGACGAGATAGTACCATTTTTCCAGTGCTTCAGCAGTGAGTGCCTGAAACGCGTAACGAACTGGAATCTCGATGGCAGGCGTAGGCGCATCCTTGCCGATGAGATAGTTCGTCTGCTGCATGTACTTGACCTCGATCATTTCGCGAGAGCGTTCCGGGAACGGGAACTTTTCCAGCGCAAACTCGACCTCATCTGTCCACTTGATGTTGACTCCGGGTGGAAAAGTCAGAGTGACTTTCCACAAATCGACACGTTGTAGATCAATACCTTCGGAATCGGTTGAAGCGCCGAAGGTATTCTTGAAGTTCATTCTCGTTGCCATAAGTCGTTAGGTTACACTGTTCAGGATTGCGCCACTTTCACGCACCGTGACGTTCAAGTAGAGACGTTCCATTACATCCACAGGGATGACGGCCAAATCGACAACAACCGATCGGTTATTGCGGGTTTCCGCCGTGTTATTACGTTCGTCCACGACGAGTTCATACTGCTCCAATCCCCGTTCATTCTGGATTTTATCCAAGAATTCAGAGAAGGCTAACTGAATATGGAGCAACAGTTCATTGTCATTCGGTTCAAACACGAACTGGCGGCCAATGTCGGAGAGACCATTGACGATCCAGTTGACAAGATTGACTGAATGAATTGCTGTAAGCTTGCTTTCGGCACGTTGCATAGTCCGATCGCCCCACAGGAGGAACTGACCATTGGTTTTCCAAATCGGATTGATGCTGTTTCCATTGCCATACATCGCTTGCTTGGCATCTTCGGAAAGACGATCCCATTCCACGGCGAGAGCTTCAGGAATTTGACCACGAACCACACCTGCAGCTGCAAACCATGGCTTTTCACGTTCCCATGTAGCCGCCATACAACGCAGGGCACCCAAGGTAGGCGGAACCATCTTGGCCAGACCGTCGTACGGGCTGGTGATGGTGAACCAGTTCCAAAACACTGCAATATTCGGATCGTCAATACGACCATTGCCACGGAATTTACCTGCACCGTTGTGCCAGTCGATAGCATCCCAAATATTCAGCCCGGCAGGCACGTCAGCCAGTGCCATGGCGTTAATTTTCTTAGCTACACGACGAAGCTCTTGCATGACGCTGATAGGAATGTCGTCCATTGGAGCGGCGAGCATGTTTACATCAACGTTATCAGTGTCTTCAAAGCACTTGATGCCAGTAACCGAGTCGTCGCCCAGCACCGCGCCTACGAAGTCACTTGCTTGCGCGTTTTCACCGTTTAGGCCATTCACGAACTGGCAACCGGTGTCGATGATGCTGACTACGCTCTGATAGAGCCAGCCTGCGTTAACAGCACCGAACGGCATAGCCGGGTAAGGCGTTGTAGCCGTGCTGCCGTAGTAAGACGAATCCCACGGGCTAACAGTATTGGCTGCATGAGTTCCAGCCTGTGCGAGCGTGATGGCTGTGTTACCGTAATCAACGAGCACAGGGAGCTTAATCTCGATATAGGAGCTAAGACCGTTAATGCGCGTGGTGTAGAAATTCGGACTGGCCGGATTAGCCGAAAGATTGTCGAAGGTCTCAACAATACCTGCATTCCAGTAAACTTCCAGTTTCTTGGTACCTGAAGTAGAGCCGGGCCTTACCTTGACGTAGAGTCCTTGGTTAGCTGCAGCTCCGTTTGCCCAGACACCCGCTGTCACTGCTGAAACGATAAGGAACGGGGACTTGGTTACTGCCTGCCACAACTTGCCGTTATCGTAGCTGTCACCCAACGGCACTGCCTGATACCCAACTTGGGTATTATCCGACGTAACCATGTAAATGGTGTTACCGGCCACCTGACTGATACGAAACTCGTAAGTCGGATTAGCTTGAGAACCTGCATCAGTGATGGCGTAAATATCAGTGGTATTCAGCGTCTCTGACCCAGACTGGATGTAAAAAGAATAGCCACCTTTCACACCGACGCTGAGATCATCTCCGTAGACTTTGCCGATTGTGGGCGTGATATCCTTGTATCCGTAACCGTAGATTATGCTCTCAGAATTCCACGCAGCATTCGGATAGTTGCTGTAGGTGATAGTCGCATTGTTGTAGGTAGCAGAAAGTGCGGTATCAACTGAAATAGTGCCTACGCCGTCGTTACCAAGCACAGCGCCATTCACTTCCAAGTTCACACTGCTACGCAGAGGGGGCATGCTTACCGTCACGTATACTTCAGCACCCTGCGCTTTCATCCAATGCACAAAATCAGCGTTGGTGCCGTTTACGTAAATTTTCTTCTCCCCGGCGGTGCCTGTAGCGTACGGTGACGGCATGGCATTGTACTGATTACCCACGCGAACAACGGTAATCCCGTCGGTGAGGTCAGCTAGAATGCCTACGGCGTCAGCCAAGAAGTAACCATAGCCAACAGGCACGGTGTGACCTGAAGTGAGACCCGTGCTTATGGGGTCAGTCGTATCGTAGGTGGTTACAATTGGATTGCCGAAGTTCCGAACGAACTCCTGAAGTGACGCGATTGAAATAGGCGTATTGAACGGCCCTTTGCTTGCCACGCCAATTAAACCGGGTTTAAACCGACTCGTCTGAGCCGGTAGGAAACTCCGGTCAATAATCTGCGCGTATACGCCGGGAAAGGTTTTCGCATTAATCGTTGCCATATCTTTCTTTGCCTTTAACTACTCGGTTCGTGATTCGGTCGCTTAAAACACATTTGTCTACAATCAAGCTAGCGTCCGGCCCCAAGTGAACCGGAATGTAAATGTAAGTGTCTGGGTGTTGGTCTTCGTTTGAGGCTGATCAAATAAAACAGTGATGCCATTGTGAAGTGCCGTATACCTTCCGTAAAAGGGATCGTTTGGACTCAAGCCTATTGACCTTATGTCGTTTCTATTCATCTGGCCTACCAAAAATGTCGCTGTCTTATCCACTGTAAAGCTCAGAGGAGTGTAAGCGCTCAAGCTTACATAAGCAGATTCATGACCCGTTCTTCGATCAGGCGCTGCACCGTTAAACGTGGTAAAAGGTGCCGACGAAGGCGAAGCCCACAGAGCACCACCCTGCAAACCTGAAGCTGCAGGCTCGTTGGCATAGCCATTATTCGTCGTGGCTACACCGCTCGAACTCACGTAAGACATCTGGAGAAGTTCCAGCTGCTGGGTCGCATCTGTGTTTACAGATGGTAGCACAGGCCAACCTGAAACCGCAGCTGACAAAGCGGCTGGTGTTACGGGACTAAGCGTAAGCTGAAGTTCGTAGACAAATCTGAGTTGCTGACCAGCGTTAACCGTGATAGGCAACGGCAACAAGATACGCGAAAAAGTTGTATTTCCTGTCCCAAATGCCCCACTCCAGCAAGTACCAACTTCAGTGTAATTTTTCTGTACCGTTTCAGCCGTAAAATCATAGGTGCGCCGCATAGCAACGACGCCAGTGGAGGTATCTATGACTGTTTGACAATAAGGTGATCCAGTTAAATAGGTCGTAGTGCGCTTAACCTCTGTCGTTAAATCTGTCTGATTGGTCTGATAAACCGAGAATGTGCCACTGCCTACGGACTGGGAAGGTGTCACTTCTACGCTCTGTGGATTGGTGTAAGCTGTGATACGCGCTTCCTCTCCGCCCGCATCCCACTTAATCATGTTTCCGATGTCACCGCTCGAAAAGGTATACGATCCTACAGAAGCTGAAACAGTGGTGCCTGCCTGAGAAGCCGTAACTCCTGCAGAAGAAATGCTAGTCGGTGTGACACCTGTTCCGGCAGCAGCACTAGAAAAACAGCCTTCCCAGTAGATGTTCCTCACTGCATTCAGACCGTTGTTCAGAATGAGATTTTTGCCCCACTCTTTTTGCTCCCAAATAACCTCTTTAGTCGTCGCGTCCACGACTGCTACTTTGTATAGACCGCGTGCTGTTTGGTGCAATTGATACGTGCTCATCGCTATAACTACACGCATGTTCCACTCAAGAAAGAGACATGAGTAGTGCTGCGCTCAAATTTGGTTCCTGTTTCAACCATAATCAAAATCACTGTCCCATCGTAAAACGAAACAGAAGAGGAGCTGCTTTCCACCATAGTTCCAGTGCTTTCTACAGCGTCAAATAGGGTACCGCTTAAAAACGAAACAGTTCCAGCGCTATAGTCTGTTCCAAAGCTGTATACAATAGTATCCATCAACGTGCCTGAAACAAAGCTGACAGTATTACCAGCGCTGCCTATAAGCACACCACCATCAACGGCTGCTTCTGTCACGGTTCCACCAAAAAACGACACACTCGAATTACCCGCTACGGAGTTGACAACAAGGTCAGCGGAACCGTAGACAAAGCCAATGCCCATTGAAGCGTAATCCGTTCCATAGGCTGTAAAGGTGAGTGTTCCTGAATAGTCGTAGTCCTGATTAGGATAATCTGCAGCAACTCCAACATAAGTCCGGAAAGGCGGAGTAAAATCACCTGACGCACTCAGGGGCATTATTACGCCACTATACCCGGCTAGCACCATCACTCCGTAGCTGCCTGACGCACTTGAAGTCACAGTTCCGATGCCTTCTACGGCTACAGGCACCGACACACCTGAACCAGATCCTGTAATGAGCCCTGAAATCAAATAAACAGGTGTAGGCGCAAAAGCGTAATCCTGATTGTACAGGTTGGTTCCAATTGAGACATATGTGCGAAAAGCAGGCGTAAAATCGCCACCAGACAGTAGAGGCTGTGCTACACCGCTAAAAGGCGGAGTGACATTAATGCCGTAGCTGCCGTTGGCATCTGTGAGCACTGTTCCAACACCAGTAAGTGTCAAAGGCACACTTTCCAAGCCTATACCGCTACTGGTCACGTGACCTGTTATAAGGTAGATTGGAACAGTAGTTCCTATTGTAAACACACCAAAGTAATTGACCGGAGAAGCCGGGTTAACCGAATCAACGTAGATGTTAGTTTGGTAAGACTCCGCACTCTCTGCTGCTTGAATAGCATCCTGACAGGTACCCCACGAAGGAACATTCGGCCTCCTATCCAGCGTCGTGTTGCTCCCACTATCCCTCAAGTCTACAGTCCTGTTCATGTTGAAACAGTCTTCCAACTCGACAGGGGCTACAGGACCAAAACGCATTACCAGATTCCATAGCGCAGGCCACATCTCGTAGTTCAAGTCTACGTCAAAGCCCTCAACAACGATCGTGAAACTGGTTCGAAACTCTACATTCTTGCCGCTCTCAGGCTCCTCGGGAGTCAAACTTTCAATATCACCGTCCAGATACAGCCTGATATAACGGTTACCCCAGCCGGGGTAGGGCACTGTCATCCACGTTTGCGGGATAGTGCCACCTGTGCGCCAAAACTCCAGCATCAGCTGCTCTATGAAAAAAGCCTGTGTATCCGGACGATTGCAGAAATGGTCAATTTGAAAACGGTAATCCCATGCCATCGGCATGCGTGATGTGGTGACGTTACCAAGGCGGCATTTGGTTAAATCCCATCCCTGCGCCTGCGGACCATAGCGTTCAGTGCCAGCGTTCGCCACCGTCGGCCAGTTTAGGTGCCGCCACCGGTGAATAGAAAAATTCTGATACTGCCGATATTTCCAACCTTTACGGTAAACTGAAATTATTGGGTAGCGAATAGGCGAAGGATGCGGCTCATAAAGAGGTGTGCCTTTGGCATCCTTCAAGTTGAAAAGGTAGGAAAAGGGGTTATTAGCGTCCGACCACAGCTGCTGAAGATTGGAGAAGGCGTCCATCGGCGACGAAAACACGATTGGAACCGGATAACCTTCCCGAACAACGAATAAGCCATTTAGCCAACGCTGAAGCGCAAGTTCGTGGTAACGCATCGACGTGCCACCCAGCGAGCCCGCTCGAACATTCAGGGTTCCGTCATTGACGTTGAGAGTTTCGTCGGCCATGCCATAACTAGATGAACAAGCCGTGGAGAGCACAATGACTCCGCACGGCTGGCTTTAAAAATTGAGTCATCTGCCGCTGGCAGGCAGAGTGTGCGATAAGCCAGCGACGAGGACTTAGACCGGGACGAGCAGCGAGGACTGCATCTTTACCGTGGTGCCGTTCTCCAGCTCTACGTCCACAAAACCGGGATTGGCTTCAGATTCTGCCTTCACTTTGCCCTTGGCCCCCGTAAAACCTGAGATAGGATCGTCTACAACGGCTACGGTCTGACCGGGTTTGATATCCTCACCGAGAATCTGATTCACGGCTGTCGTTACAAAACCTTTGTCGCCGCTAGTCACGGACTCATTGATGATGCTCTTAATGTTCATGTGCTTTAACTACTTGTTAAACAGCCCGGACAGGACAGTTTCAATCGCATCCGGATTCGGTTCAAACCAATCTGTGCCGAGTCGGAACATCTTCCACGTTTCCTCGTCACTAGACCTTACTTTAACTACAGGCTTGTCCTTCTCAATTACCACAGTCATGTTATCGACCATCTTTTGGGTCCGTTCACGCATGCCGCGTAGTCTCTCCGTAAGGTCAGGCACGGTCTTTTTTCTAGCCCGCAGTGTAAGCCACTGCATCAACGCTTCAACAACTTTAGACTTCTGTTCGCGGTCATCAAAACATTGCTCAAACGCACTGTCTACGGTGTCTTTAATCAGAGGAAAGATGTCAATCGAGGCCGTACTCATTGTATACAGATACCGTTTAAGGCGGAAAATTCATCCATAACCTGACAGGTGTCCAATCCCATTCCCCGAACTCCTCCGTTATTAAAGTTAACACAATGCGCAAGTTCTGAGCGACCTACTATTATGTCCACGTAAGATGTCGCAAGCGCTTTATAATAGTAGGGCCAGATATCCCGCATGAGCAGCATGTCGCAAACATGCTGCCCTCCGTTGAATTGAGTAATGAGCCTGCCAGCGCCGCCTATGGCGTCAATGAAACAATTAATTCCAGATTCCGTAGAGTAAAAGAAAGCAGGGGAAACTGGCGCTTCCAAAGGTAACAGCCCTTCACCTTCTGGAACCATATCCGGTGTCAAAGTGAAGTTGATGCAATCGTAATCTGAAAACAACCCCGGCGCTTTTAAAGCGTAAGCCAGCCACCGTAGCCAGCAAGCTCGTTCAAATACGCGATAGTTTGTGGTAGGATATTCAGACACAATAGCGTCGATTTCAGAAAAGCGCGGATGCAACCTAGCGTTTTCTTCCGTCAACAAAACAGGTGTGAAACCACGCAGCGACCAGCTTGAGCGCCACCGATCAATCAAACCTTTGTTGCAAGGGCGCTCTGCATCCTGCAGATCATGATGATAACAGTAGATGTGCATTAACGTATACAATCAGACTTCCGGCAGAGGTCTAGTCTGAATTAATTCGCGAGGTACAGCTACGCCGGGATCAGTAATAGGCCGGGCATCGCCTTCAGCCGGGATAACTGTTTCACAAACCAGACCCAACCAAACATTGGTTTGTTGCCAGAATGCAGAAGGGTCAAGCACAACATTGATTATCATGTGCCGGTAGCCGTTCCAGTACACCATATCACCGCGCATTGGAAACCAATCGGCCTCCTGAAGTAACAAGTTGCCCATCCAAACCTTACACTTTTGCTGTGGAACAAGGCCCACCCGTGTCAAACGCCAATCTGGACGTTCAAACTGAATAATCACCGCCATGTCTATAACTCTGGAAAAAACTGTTCTATCGTCCATTGACACGTGCCAAAGATGATCAATTTTAGACGAACGGCGATCCACCTCAAAAAATCGAGGCAGTGGGCGCGGGGAACTGCGCTTAATGTATTCACTGTGTATTTGGAGAGCTGTACGCGTGTCAGCCAACCCGAACAACTCAGGGTCATACAAAAATTCACGTCTCTCAGTAAATCTCACACCGTAACTACTTTAGATGAATAAGCCAGAAGCCTTAGTCCAACTGCTTGAAGAACTACGCAGCGAAAACGTTGATTCTCAGGTAGAAGTCATCCACGATTCAAAAGCCGTTATCTACTTGGATGAGGAATCGAACATCAACGACGATGGTATCACAATAGACGGAGAAGAATGTCGTCTACTGTTTGCCAACGAGACCAACATAGAACGTCTCGTCGATGCTATATCCGAACCGGAATTCGCAACGATAGCCCTGTTCGACGTCACGCTTCCGGGCCATCTTATTGATAAGCTCGAACGTAAATTCGCAGCTGTAGACGAAGGTTAACATGATTGATTTCCTGCCCAATGGAAAGGTTGTTTTTGACCTTGAATTAAGAAACGGTACCGACAAACCGATATCGTTTACCAACGGTTTTATCCAGCACCTAGAAAGCACGTTGAGTGAAGGTACTGCAGGAATCCCTGTGTGCTTTCACAAATTCGTAACCCAGCAGGTTGACTTTGTAGACACAACGCTAAAGTCGTTGATGGCAGACGGTAATCCACTGGTGCGTTGGCGCGTTGGCTTTGTCACTGAAAGTAAATGCATGTGGATGCCGTGGCAGGAACATCAGATTGTGCAGTGCTCGTCGATGATCAAAGGTTTGGGAGACGACGCCGGGTACACCTTCGACATAGGCACAGCTGACAGAATGTTTTCTGTGAATCGCCAGACAAAAACTCTTTCAAGAAAAGGCGCGATCAGCGACATGGTTATGCAGATTGCCTCTGACGCTGGAATAGATGCCGTGGTAGAGCCCACTGTCGGCACTTTCGCTTACGTTCAGGTAAATGAGTCTGATATCGAGTTCATAAACAGCCGATTGATCCACCGCTGTTTAAATGCCAAGGGTAGAGGGCAATACTCGCTGTATATGCGAGATAACGTGCTGCATTTCCACAGCCCCGATTATCAAACCGACATAAAAGAGGTAGCCTATTACGGCATTCCACACCAAGGGATGATTCAGACAGATAGAAGCCAGCATCTTTTTGATTCAGGCATAGCAGGAACCCGGCTCATAGCCTACGACCCGTACACAGGCCGGTCAAACGAAGTGGTGAACAACCCCGAAAATTACCTGCGAATGGCTGATGGCATTTATCGAATGGATAAAGTGCCTAATGGCATTCAAGTGCTGACGTACCATCTCGGACAGAACGAACCGCAAGAAGCTGTAGCAATGGCTCAGAATGTATACAGTTTTGGACGATCCCAAACTTTTGAACTTTCAGTTGATGTTACGCGCAGCCTCAGTATAAGGGCAGGCGACATTCTCAGTTTCATAGTAGCCCCGAAACAGGAAAAGACTTCACCGTGGTCTGGCTACTATTTTGTTTCCGCTGTGAGCAGGCTCCTCAAAAAAGAAAGCCTTCAGGCATTGTATACACTGAAACGTGGAGAAATTGTGCGCGACAAGAGCACGGTTACACAGCCAAACACAGCTTCCCAGCTCATTCCTGAAACAACAGCACCGGGACAAGACATTAACGTCTCCGTCACACAAAACTCGGTTTTAACCGTAGGATCTGGAAAACAAGAATCCTCTACCGTTTATGCAACAGTAGAGGATGCTCAAAAACTACCGGGTTCCTAATTACGGAGCCGAAACTGGACCGGGTTGCTCTTTCGCTTGCCAGAGCTTAGTCGGATAGAAGCCTGTTCCGTAGATGCTACCCGGAACAATCGTGCTGTCCTCCACTTTATCAAATCCCAGCTCGGTCCATTGGCGCTGAGACTCAAGTTGCATTCTCAGTTGGCCTGTCGTGGTGCCTGTGCAAAACACTTCTAGATAGCGCTGTGCGGTATCTGCAGTTCCAATTCCCACGCCGCCGGGACACATCGTCTTGGCTGACCCGTTGAGCGTGGTGCGAATACCAGAAATGCTACGGTCATTCGTAGAACGCAGGACCACGCTAAAATAGGTGTTTCCCACGTTCTCGTAAGTAACCGCTAAAGCCGTTGCTGGGCTGCCAGACGTTACGGGTTGATACCAGTCCTGTGCTTGCAGCCGGGCGGCCACGTACCCGGAAACAACGGGAACCTGAACGAAAGTTTTCCTGACTAACGGTTGTGTATATTCGCCGGGGTACATATTGGCTTATTGTTCTGGTTAAAGATTACTTGCTGGGACGGCGGTTTGGAGCTGCTTCTTCAAAAGGCTCCTTTTCTTCCTCCTCTTCCTCCTCTTCCTTACCTTCAAGGGAGTCCTCGGAAGGAATAACTTCATCAGACGGAGGCTCGGGTGGCATACCACCAGCGCCGCCTGCGCCGGGAGGCATGTCGCCTTCTTCACCTGCCATGCCTTCTTCAGGTGGAGCAACAGCCATAGCGATCTGCGTGAGCAATTCTTTCATCTGCCCTAGCAGGCCCAGTGCTGTGTCACCCTCGGTGTCGGCACCAATTGCGGTGTCGCTTATGGGGGGCTCACTCGGCTCCAGCGGCTCCGAGTCCGGTGCCATTCCCGGCATTTCCGGCGAGGCACCGCCCGCGTCGAGAATGTCGTCCTCCATCTCTTGGACGAATTTAATTGCTTCTTTTAGATTCAGGTCGCTCATACTTTTGCCGTTGTTTGAATTAACTACACGCTCTACAATGAGATTTTCTATTCCCTGTGTTAACGAGTCTCCGAGACCCTGTTTTCGATAAAAGTCGTACTCAGCTTTACTGCCGTATCCACCGTGTGGTTTAGGTGTCGGTTCTTTTGAAGGGAAACCTCGACCACGTGCTCCGGGAGGCGTAGCCAGCGGTGCTTGCGCAGCTCTATCAGGCTCCCTCGGAAGCGGAGGTGGCTGCGCTGTTCTGTATCTTACAGTGCTAGCTGGCTGTTGATCGTCTGGCGCATCTGTGCGTGCGTTTACACTCAGCGGTTCTTCCGGTTCTTCCTCCGGAGCAGGCTCAGGTAAACGGCCCACAATATTGCGAAGCGCTCGAATTCTCGCCATCTCTTTGTCGCGCTCTTTAGCCGCAGCCATGGCACCCGGAAAGTCAGTCCAACGCTTCTTCGCGTACTTCGTGAGTTTATTCAGCTTCTCAGCTGTATCAGGTTCGTCGCCGGGAAAAGAGGATAACAAGCCGTAGATGTATCCACGTGCCGCCAAAATATGTTTACAAAGCCCTGAGCGTCCAGATGGGTTGGTAATACGCGGCGCTCTATTCCACGCCTGATTCAGCGAATTAGGTCCAACCACACTTGAGCCACGTTGCTTATTAGCCCATGCCCAACGATACCGATAGTCAGGACAGGTACAATCCACCAAGCACTCCAAGTGCTGAAGTGCTTTGGTCCTTGGGTTAGCAGGCTTGTAGAATTTGACGTAGCCTTTGTGACGTAGTCCAGTTGTAGACGGATTGGACTTGAAATTGAAACAGTAGTAAACGACATCCTGATAAGAGTCGATTTCCAGCGGCGGCCCCTTCACAGTGAGCGAGCGCTGAAATCGCTTCGGTTCGCTCATCCGTAGCAGCTTGTCGAACGTTAACCTCTCACAAAGGCAGATTCGGCTCATGTTAATGCGCTGGGATTAACGGGTTGGTTACCTGTCACACGGGCCGGGTCACGTTCGTTTGGCTGTTCTTCGCTGGGAATATAGTCCTGTGTTCGTGCTCCTAGATAATGCAACAGATGGACTACCTCCTGTGGAGTAATACTGTAGTACTTCGACAGCTCGTCCACCGTTAAACTGGATAGATCGGCCTTATGCTGCTCCATATCCGATACAGCTTTCCTGAACTTATCCCCGTACTCTGGGTCTGAATAAGCTTCTGCTCTTTGTAGCTCACGACTTTTTGTAGGCGTTGGTTCAACGTCTTGAAATTGGATGCCTGCAGGATACTCATGGCTGCCCCGTACGTATTTCACACCAACAGTGTACCCCGGCTCAAAAAATTGTCGGAGTTGTTTAAAATCAGCGAGAGTTTTTACCTTGTAAGGCCCCCACGAACCAGTGCTGGTTTCAAACGAAACCCGCGTAATGCGGTCTCCGTTCTTCAAGCCTGCCTGAGACGCAGGACCGCCGGGAATCACGTAATTTATTTTTACACCACCTTCAGGTGATGTGGTGTCTACTTCCATGCCAAAATCCAACGGTGTGTTCTGAACCACTGGACTACCTTGGAGTGACTGAATGTAAGCTTCGCGCTTCGGATCTGGCTGTGTCATTTCCAAAGGTTCGTCAGCAGGCTGAGATGCGATACCAGATACCTTAACAGGGTTTTTGCGACCCGGCTCTACTTCACCTGTTTTTTTGTGCATAGGACGCTCGCGGAACACGTCCTTCAAAGGTATGGGCGTGCCGGGTGATCCAGAATTTTTAGCGAAATGAACTTTGGTTTCAGGCTCTATCCCGAACGTTTGCGCAATAAGGTCAACACCGCGTTCCATCGTTAAAATTTGTGGCTTAAGGCTGTATACACCTACATCCACCGGATTTTTCAGAACTGCAAACGAATAGCCTTTTGTCAGCATTTCACTCTCTTGATTGCCTTCCAAAGCCTGCGCGAAATTGACAAATTCCTCTCCGTAAGGATCATCTCCCGGCCCAAAGCGGAGGGTGGTTCCCTTCGCCGAGGCTTCCAACAGACGAGCAACAATATATTCAGCTCTACGCACGCCTTAACTACTCGTTAATCAGGTTCTTTGCCTATATGACTCTAATTCCATTAAGTCAGAACAAAGTGGCCCAAGTAGACGACGCAGACTTCCACTGGCTAAACCAATGGAAGTGGTGCGCCCGAAAATGCACTTTCAAAAACCGAACAGTTTGGTACGCGATGCGAACACAGTATCAAGGAGAGCAGCAACGGAGCGTATACATGCATCGTGAAATCGCAGCTAGGGCTGGCTTTGACACTGACCATTGTGATGGCAATGGATTGAATAATCAGCGACACAACCTGCGACCAGCCGCTCGCAGCCAAAACAATCAAAACGGACACAAACGTGCCGCATGCTCCAGTAAATTTAAAGGCGTTAGCTGGGACAAGAAAGCAGCCAAATGGCGTGCCTACATCCGTGTCAATGCCCACTTGCGCCATCTTGGCTATTTCCAAGACGAACAACAAGCTGCTACTGCCTACAATGAAGCAGCTGTGTGCCTCTTTAGAGAATTTGCCAAAACCAACCAAATCTATGCCTGACTTAAAACTTAAAAGCATACAAATACGGAAATGGATGAAGTTCCGAAATGTACACCTTAAATTTCCAGAACGTGGATTAGTCATAGTAACCGGCCACAATCTCGCGTCCCAAGGGGCGCTCCAAAGCGTTGGAGCAGGCAAAACCGGCTTCGGAGAAGCCATCTGCCACACGCTACTAGGTGTATCCAGTCACTTTGACCACGTAGGAGACTACAGCCTAGACACTAATGGTGACACCTACGTCTGTCTAGAAGCCGATTTCCTAGGAAAACCGCTCAAGATAGAAATGGGCTACAAGTGTAAAGAACTGAAATCTAGCGGTGAAGCGCTACAGTACACCTACGATGGCGGAAAACCTGTATCAAGAGGTCGGGTAGAGCAAACCCGCGATGACTTGCTAAAACTTTTAGGTGTACCTCAGCTACTGGCTCGTTGGACCGTATTTGTAGACGGCGATAACCTGAAATTCAGCAAGCTCAGCCAAGCAGAGTCGGTAGAATTGGTTATGAGCGCTTTACGCCAGCCACCTTGGAGCGATTACCATGAGGCGAGCAAAAAATCTCTAGGCAAATTCAAACAGGCGATCGCCCGAGATGAAGCCACACACGCGGAAGCCACGCGACGAGTTCGAGACAGCCAACAAGACGTGGAAGATGCCCAGAGTGCAGTAGACACTCAAAAAGAAGCCTACACGCAGCAAAAGGCCAAAAACGATAAAATAGTCAAAGAGTACGCTGTCAGCATTGCCGCAAAAGATACCGAATTACTAAAGGTGCAGGAACGCCGGAAAGCGATCGCTAAACTGGTAGAAGAAAGCGTTAAAGCCAAAGCCAGCGACTACCACAAGCTGGAAATCGAAGCTAACGCCATTAACGATCGTATACATTCGCTTCAATCTAAAACACGCCCATTGGCAACAGAACGTGATGCAGCCTTTAGAGCGCACACTCAAGCTGAGACTGTCCACAGCAGCTACAAAAACAGTTCCAAAGTCTGTCCAACCTGTCGCCGGGCCATGACAGAACCTATCGACGCAACTCGTCTTGCTCAACTTGCCGAAGCTGTTTCAGCGACTCAGATCGTTGTAGACGAAAAACAGAAAGCATACGAAGCACTCCGTGGAAAGATTCAAGCTCAGCAAGACCTTTTGGAACAGAACCGCCAGCGCAATGCCGCACTAGGCGTTGAAGAAGAAATGGAAAAGCTCAGGAGTGAAGACGAGAGTCTTGAAGAATCCGTAGCGACCTTACAGACCTCAATTCACCGAATGCATATAGCACTGACTACCGCCCAGTCCTCTGTCAGTGACACTGCGCTTAAAGAAGCACAGGCCACGCTGAAAGAACGTCAGCGTGTGTTTGAACAAGCCAAGGAATCTGTAACAAAAGCTGCTGCAGAATTAGCCAGCAGCGGAGCCATGCTGGGCGTGCTCGAATACTGGCACATGGCCTTTTCTCCCTACGGCATCCCGAACATGGTGCTGCGCGACGCCATTGCTCCACTCAACCGTGAAGCCAAACGCGTATCCAGCGTAATGACAGGCGGCACAATCGACGTTACCTACGACACCCGCAGGGAACTGGCCTCTGGCATGGAGAAAGCCCAACTTGTCGTAAAAGTAGACAATAAACTAGGCAGTCAAAACCTCCGAGGCAGCAGCAAAGGTGAATCCGGACTGACCAACTTGATCATCGCTGAAACGCTTAACGAAGTGGGTCAAGTATCGCGGCGCATTGGCTTCAGGTGGTACGATGAAGTGCTCCCCAACCAAGATCCAGTTAGCTGCAAAAACATCTACCAGTATCTCCGACAAATCAGCAACCGCCTTGGCATCGTCATATTCCTTGTCACCCACGATCCAAACGCAGCCAACTACGCAGATTACGTGTTAACGGTGGAAAAGAGTGGCACTCCTCCAAACGTCACAGGAACAGCCAAATTCGAAGGCCAAGCTGAATTGGCTTAGGTTCCACAGTTATTGCTACCTTATTACGATACTGGTACCAGAGTATAAGGCCCATTCGGGGTGTTCGGAGGGTTAGTAACGTTGGATGGTTCCGGTACGTATTGGGGTGGTTCGCTGCTATTTAACAGATCGCTAGTCTTTACGCGTGCTGAAGTCGGAGACTTGTTGAAACCGTGATAATTTGCCATGTACACGAGATTCCGCGTGTTATAGAGTTGATTGCGAACATCGGTCGCGTAAGCCTGAATTTCTGATGTTGCTGAGGGCATGTTGAATTGCCCTGTCGAGCTGTCATTACTAAATCCTGCGCTGTTATTGTGCGAAGGCCGATGAATAAAGGTAAATTCGAACTCTCCAGCGGATGGAAGATTGAACTCACCTGTAGGTCCGCGTAACCAAGGCCCCATCAGCTTCACGCGAACATCACGCACGTAGCCCATACAAGCAATACCGGGTTGATTTTCTGCTACCCAAATCAGACTCAGCATGCAAGTTACCGGAGGATAAGGCGTGCCAAATTGGCCATTACCAAGCCTGAGCCTGTTAACAGGAGTATTAAGCGCTGTATCGTAAACCTGTGTATCCGTCGAACCTCCCTTTCCGACTGGACTTTCACTTTTCTGAGGAGAAGACTGCGAATTTTTGACAAGATCACCAGCAAGTAACGGCGACAAAACTGCCCCGGTAGAACCATCAGGAGTGATAGGCAAAACAAAACTATGAAGCCGGGACGCCAGCTGTAACAGCGTGAGAGATCCATACGGACAAAACGTTTTATCCATCGCATGAAGCCTGAACGACAACGGAATTTCCAACGGTTTTGTGCCTCTGTACTGATGCATGCCATCAGGCATAACAGGGCTGTAGTTCGTGTAATAATCCGCGCTGCGAGCCAGTTCGATAACGTCAGGCATTGAAGGAAAATCAAACGCGATAACTCCTGTCCTCCATCCTGAAATTTTTCTAAGCCCCTCCACAGTCATGTTGCCCTCAGTTGTAGGCATCGCGATCAACCTGCCGACTACAGGATTTGGATACCTTGAAATCGGTAACGACTCATCATTTTGCGGTAAAAGCATATTACTGTTTTAATGTTATTGGCCAGCTACCCCAGTTAGCAGCCGCATCTGGATTTTTTGGACGATTGACGATTACCTCCTGCTTAAACCTAAGCCAAGCGTTATCCCTAGCCTTTTCGTCTTCCATAGCAGCTTCTTTAGCCGCCTGTATGTCTCTTTCGGCATTCTTACGTGTAGCTTCCGCAGCTATGGCAGTCCTATCCATCGCATCAAGCATCTCTGCATCCCACTGTGTCAAATCGGCCTTACCTTCCCCAAACTTCTGACTCATTACGGCTTCAGTGTATTTGGCTCGTGTTAAAAGGTCTCTACCTTTTGAGTACGCGTCTTCAATAGCCTGTCGCACTTCTTCCGGAGATTTTCCTAGATTAAGAGCATCTGTCCCAGCAGTACTCGCCGCGAGCTGGATCTGTTTTACAGCATTTTCAGCATTTCCAGAACGCATGTTCATGTATGCCAGATCAAGGCGCTTTTGTTCCAGACTCTGGCTACGCGTAGCTAACAACCGGTTTACTCGTGCTGTTTCATCTGCAGAATCTTTATTGATACGCCAAAGTTGGTACAATCGGTAACCAACCACTGCGCCTACAATAGCCACGCCTGCTGTCAAACCGGCAAAACCTGACACAACAATTCGTGATATCGACACGAGAGTTTGTCCAAATGAAGTGAACCCCATCTTGTAGATGCCAACGAACGACGATATCTGACGGCCTATCTCCGCGATGCCTCCCCATGCCTTTGTAAATGGCGTAGCCAACCACAGCAACGACCGGGATATCCAGCCCCCTGAAGCGCCTGAAGCACCAGAGACCCCTTTTGAAGCAAGCTCTGCCATCGCTCTAGCACGTATGTTAACAGTAGCTATTTGAGCTGCTGCCGCCAATTCTAAAAAGGCACGTGTAGCAGCTTTGAGCCGATTAACGACTACGACAATTGAAATGCCTACCACTCCGACAGCAACGTAAAAGCTGTATTTCCAATCAGCCATCTTTTGTATAAGCAAAGCCAACCAATTAGTTGCTCCAGCCACTACACGCACAAACGGATAAAGCCCCTGCTGCAACAGGCTCATAAGACTATTCACCAGCCGGGAAACTCCTTGATTCAAATTACCGACTTGACGGGTATACATCTCTTGAAGCGTCAAATCTTTTATGTCCATGCCACGCTTGAGTTCCATTGCCCGGACCATTTCGCTGACTTCTTCACGACTCAAATTCATCATCTTGGCAACAGTGTCCAAGCGCCACACCCGATTCAAACCTTCAGAATTGCCGACTACCCTATCAACCAAGCCCTCAAATCGGCGCATGATTAGATCAATGCCTTCCTTGGTCTTTATCATTTCCGGCGTGACGCCCAACATCCCGGCCTGCATCATACCTTCTGGTGTAGCCAAGTTGGTAACTAGCTTCTGAAATGACCCTACGCGCCCAGTCACTTCTTTCAGGGCTGCTTCATATCCACCCAGAGCTTGAACAACCTGCGGTAAATTGGTCTGTCCGGGCGTAATCACACCCAGTGCCCGCTGCAGCTCAACACCTAGATTCTTAACCTCAGACGCCGCCAACGCCGTCTGATCTACGATTGTGGCTACCACATCAGCCACTTCTTGGAAACTGGCCTTGGCGTAGTTCTCTGTTACCGCTGCCAAATGTGCAGATTCTTCGGCTGTAAGCCCAACCGCATCATGCAGCATGACCACAGTCTTGAGGTTAGCTTCGAAAGAAGACTTGTTTTCCAAGCCGTAACGAACAAGTGCCCGTGTCGAATTGACTAAAGTTGCTTGCGCGGTACCTGTGGCTACCTGAACTCGACCCATTGCCTGCATCAGTTCCAAACGACGGAAAAATGTCGTATTGGCTTGCAATAGAGCCTCGTTGTATTGAACTGTCGTGTCCAGTGTCTTAATCGCAGTGCCTGCGAGAAGCGCCGCAATGCCAAGTGTTCTACGACCTGCTATTTCAATCTCTCTAACCAGCTGAGATTGAGCCTTAAAAACGTCGCGATTGACTGCGTAAAGAAAACGAGCATCCCTGTATTGACGCAGGCTAATCTCACCTGTCGCAACCTCCGCACGCATTGTTCTAAGCTTTTCGAGTTCCGACATGCGCTGTTGCCGGAGTTCATGGCCAGAAGTAACAATGGATCGTGCCGCAAAAGCATACTGCGACACGACACCACCAAGCAAAGTGCTCAAAAATTTAGTAGCAACACCTAATGGAACCAGTGTATTTACCAAATTTTTAAACTGGTCAACCATGCCTGTGGCACTCTCCCGACTTTTGTGCATGTCGTCAGAAAGCCGGTGAATACCTGCGGTCAGCTCATCTATAGTCGGTGCGGCCATTTTTTTATGTTGACAGTATTTCTGTCAGTGTGTACGTTCCAGACACTATGTTCTGGATAGTTTTACTCGGAATTCTGTTCCCTCCCTTTGGAGTGTTCATGCTGGTTCTCTATTTTTTTTCCGAAATTAAGTTAAACGGCATGATGAAAGGCATACACCAAAGGAACATGGCACAAGGTAACGAATGCTCCTGCAATGTGTGCTGTAAGCATAGAGATAGAGCCCTGTTGGGTCGTCCGAACGATAGCAACAACAGCGCCGACGCCTTCACCTCCTTCATAGGAGTCATAATTTTCGTCTCTGTCGTAGTTGCTTTCGTAGTCTCAATCATGGCTGGCATCGACTGGATAACTGACCCGAGGCACTGGCCCTTTTAACCCAGCAGCGCCTCCATGATCTGTTTAGCAGCAACTCCCGGCACCTTCGACTCAATGTGCTTGCCAGTTGTAGTCTCTGCCGCGCTTCTATTCTTGAACCCCTTCATCTGGCCGTGCTTGGTATTACCAGACAGTTCACCAGCTGCTTTTATATAAGCCTTGGGCTTCCAGCCGGGCGTCATGGCCTGCTTGGAAGTCATGTTGTGGTAAGCACTGGCTGCTTTACCGCCGAGGTTAACGCCTTTGCTCAGCTTCACATCTGTTGCGTCCTCTTTGACTGGAATACTGGACTTAATTGGAATGTTGGCTTTGTAAAACGGGATCTTCGTTTTTAACGTGTGCCCCCCGCCGACATTCTGCAGAAAATCAACAGTCTCCGGCTGGCCTCGTTGAACCTGTGACGTCTTACGCTGCTTGTCGGTCTTGTTCATGTAGGGCTTCTGCTGGATGGAAGCTTCGCTAACCTCCGGTTCTGACGGCTCGTCCATCTTCTTTTCTTTGGCCTTTTCATCTTCTTTGGCCTTTTTACCGAAGGAGCCTTTATTCTTGCACCATCCACAGGTGCAACCAGATTTGTGGCCTCCTTCGCCTAAGAGGGTTCTCCCGAACAAGTTGGCAACAGCTTCTGTGCCTTCCTTTACGTGTTTAGGTAGATCGCCGGTCTTGGTCGAAGCGAACTTCTTGAGTTCACCCTTCCCGGCCATACCCTTGTACATTTGCTTGGACGCGCCCTTGAGCGTGCTCTTAGGCCGTTCGCCCTTTTCCACGGCGTGGGCAATGCCCGCTGCCGCCTGCTGTGCTTTCGATAATGATGGCATATCTTACCCTTAAATACGCCACCCCCTGTCCAAAACCAAGCAAAGACATCGCTAAAAATAGTTTCAAAAATCCATTTTTTCTAGTTGACTGAACAGCGGAGTATGTATACTTTTACGAATATGAACGAAACATTAAACGCTACAGCAACTGTAACCATCATCTCCATCTGGTCCAAAATAGAAGGAATAGAAGGCGCAGCCCTTGGCCGGGACAGAAACTTCAAGTACCACGTAGAAGTTCCCTGCGAAAGCTCTGTCGAAGCCACCCTCGAAAACGCTTTTTGTGCCACCAACATAGATGAGCGTCCTAACGGCTCACAATGCTGCGCTACGACTACAGGAGACATCATGGTGCTCAATGAGCAGCACTACCTTATCGAACGCAGCGGCTATTCCGCGCTGAGCGCAGCTCAATCAGAAGCCGTTCAAAAGCTCACCAGCCGGGACACCAGCTTTGGGCTCGCGTGGCTCATTACGCATAACTTAATTCCAGCCGTTTAAAAATAAGTGTTTTTTCTGGTTGACTAGCACATAACGATAGTACACACTTACGACACATGAGCAAAAAACACTTTATCGCACTGGCAAAAGAAATCGCCGCTGAAGCTGACGAAGCCAAACGCAGGTTCGCCTGTGAAGTCATCATCAAAGTTGCCTCACAAGACAACGCCCTTTTCGATCCGAACCGTTTCCGTAACGCCTGTAAACTGCCCTTAAAACTAAACTAACCAAAACTATGCAAGGTCTAATGCTCCATTGCGGTGCCTCTAGTGTCACCCGCGAACAAGTCAACGAAACCAAGACTCCAGCACCGACAAACAGCTGGTTTCCTATCGCCCACAGCACCCTCATCAACCGCGTCGAAGAAGCTTTGACTGCGTTGAACATGAGGGTCGTGGAACAAGCCCACGGGCTCACCAAGGAAGGCAACCGCTATTTCGGGCTGCTCCGCGTGGCCAACTGCCAAAAAACCGCTGATGACTACGCCTACGTGCTGGGCCTCCGCAATGCCCATGACAAGTCCTTCACAGCCTCATTGGCTGTTGGAGCCAGCGTATTCGTTTGTGATAACCTCAGTTTCTCTGGGGAAATCACAATCGCCCGCAAGCACACCCGTTTCATCGAAAAGGACCTCCCCAAGCTGACATGTGACGCAGTAGCAATGCTCGCCAGCACGTGGTCTGTAATGAACGACCGCATTGCGCAGTATAAGCAAGTCATGCTGACTGATTCTGTCGTCCATGACTTTCTTATCCGTGCTGTGGACCTGAACGTGTGTCCTATCCAACAGGTGCCGCACATTTTAACCGAATGGCGCACTCCCCGGCATCCAGAATTTGGTGCCGATAAGTCGGCATGGAGACTGTTCAATGCCTTTACTGAAGTTGCGAAAGAGTCATCCTTAACCCTTTTACCTCAGCGCACCATCCGCCTGCATGGCATGATGGATCATCAAGTCGGCTTTGGCGTAACCTCTGCTCCCAAGGTCACTACGATTGACGTGTAAGTCACATCTGATTGGGGCTGGCCACACCAGCCCCTCTTCTATCCATGAACAAAAAAGCCGCCAAATCCAAACACAGCACCGTAGACACGTCCGTTCGGAAGTTCGTCTTCTGGGCAAGTGACGAGTTTCCATACGTTCACGGCGGAGTCGGCTTACTGGAGGCTAATGGCATGGCCCGCATCCCAACGCAAGGCGTCTATGTAGCCCCTACAAGGATCATGGAAGTAGCCGAAGGCGAAGCCTTGGCCAGCGAGCTGGGCAGACTCAAACGCGAGAACGAAGCAGCACACATCGCTCTTAACGAAGGCTTCTCTGCCCGGCTGAAACTAGCTGCGCCATGGGTACGTCCTCCAGCACCCAAGAAACCAAGTCAAGTTGTGCCCTACCCTGTGTCACGACCCTTTAATGCATAAACAAAAGCCATGGACATAAAACCCGACATCACTGAAGTCAGCTGGGGCAAGACTATACGCACAGGCGACTACGAAAACGTAAGGCTGGATCTTACTGCCAGAGTCAATGAAGGGCAGGATTGGAGAGAAGTCCTACGAGCAATACGCCACATCGTCCGGGACTACGAGACGGCCATCCGCGAAAAGCAGAGGCCGCCTCTGGAGGAAAGATGATCTTACAAACCGTTAATGCTACGACGAGCACCAGCGACATTGGGGCCACCGTTCGCACGGCTGACACCAGCCGCGCTAAAGCCCACACGCTGATGCGCGTAACCCAACGAGCCGTCAGATCCCAAACCATTCAAAACCACGTACTCGCTGACAGTTTGAGACAATCCGGGTTGGTAAGTCGGATTCGGGGAAACATTTTGAGGACAGCCGTTACTGCCAGCTGCGTTCGGCCCGTTGTCATACCGAGCGTTCGGATTGTAATTCAGTGTTGCCATAGCCTAATGCTTTGTTGGACCGATATTACCTACTTAAATGCCGTTGATGCTGCGCGGAGCGCCAGCCACGTTAGGTCCACTGTTGTCACGGTGGTGCCCGGCGGCATTGAATCCCACACGTTGATTCGCATAAGTCAAAGTGTAGTCGTGCATCAAGCCGGGAGAGCGATCGTCGGACAGACCGGGCTGATACGGATAACTCGGGTTGATATTTTGAGGACAGCCGTTGCTGCCTGCAGCATTAGGGCCATTGTCGTAACGAGCGTTCGGGTCGTAATTTGCTGTTGCCATAACTCAAGTCAATTTAACTGTTCACCCTTAACTACGGTCTGGCAAAATTGGAACCGTATATCGGAGCATCGGTTCCATGGCTCACGACGATTATCGTATCAATCTGCGGTGTCGAGCTGGGCGGAACGGCCCCGGCAGAACCCGGCCCAGTGCAAGGTATCCTCAACGGTGGATTCGTACCGTTACTTGTGGTCATGTGAGAAAAATTGTAAGGATCATACCGAGCCTCGATTCTCTTTTCGTAAGTCGGTTTCTTCCGAGCGGCACTCTGCCACGGTGTTGGTTCAGCCATAAAATAAATACCATGAATGAAATATCCTTAGATGAGAGCTTTAATGAAGCCAGTACAGATGCAGAACGTATCGAGCTATTAACACGAAAAATCACTGAACAGGAACGCGCCGTATTTGTCATGCGCTACCAGCTGACGGTACAAGAAGGCATTCTAGAAGGCTTCTTGCGTCTGCGCGAACAGCTGGGTGCCCCTTCCTTAACTCATAAGCACACTCTGCGCGGACGGATCGCCAAACAACTGTCACTTCAACCAGAGATGACCTGTACGGATCTTTCCAACAAGCTTAGCGTCCCTGTCACCACCGTAAACATGTGCCTTCACCGAAACAAAGAGCTGTTCGAAAAGAATGCGAATGGGCTATGGACAAACAAGTGTACACAACCGTAAAAAATCTAAAACCAACACTCCAACAGTATGCATACAAATACGATAAAAATAGCAAGTAGGTATGAAAAGCAGATTCACGCTTACAAAGACTTTACGGCTGAGATGTACAACGCTGATTACAGCCTTGCACTAACTGGCCGATTTAACCTCATATTCACATCGCCGCCGTACAACATAGGTTCCAGTGGGCCAGCTAAAATCAAAGGGTTACGCAGTATCGGCATCTTTGATCCGAAAAGTTTTCGAGGTGTCACTGACTATGCAGACAGCCTGCCTGAAGGAGAATACCAAGAACAACAGCGTAACTTCTTAATCTGGTGTTCAAAGCATCTGCTGCCTAGCGGCGTAGTCGTTTACAATCATAAGGATAGAAGAAAAAATCGCCGAATGATTTCGCCAGAGACTTGGTTCCCAAAAGAACTAACACTGGTTGATCGCGTAATTTGGAACAGAAAAAGTACGCATAATCACGATAAAACACAGCTCTGGGGGCATACTGAATTTTTGTATGTCTTCAAACGACCTGAAGACTACCGATATTATTTTGACAACGCAGCTGATGGTGACTCAGACAGCCGCAGCAACTTATGGACAATTCCAAAGGAAAGGAATTGGCATAATGCGCCTTTTCCCACCAAGCTGGCACAACGCGTTGTTCGCAAATGGTGCCCTCCTCATGGCCACGTGTGCGATCCGCATATGGGCAGCGGAACCACTCTTATTGCATGCAGCGATTTAAATCGAAATTTTACAGGTGCAGAAATTAAAAGCGCGTTCTTCCTGAAATGCGTGGAGAGATTAAACGCTCACATGGAAACGAAAGAAAGAATGTATGCATACGACACTGACAGAAGAATCGCCGCTTGCTAATACCACAGGAGGAGCACAAGACAGGCAGAGCCAATGCAACCGTGCGCATAACGGCGGATTAGACATGCTGAACAGCGCTTTTGTTAACAACCTAAGAGACGTTCGGTGTAATGGTCACAACGTTACGTTCAGGTACTCTAAGCTCACCGCTCAAAAAGGCAGAGTCCCTTTCAGATTTAACATGCCGGACGGAAGTCTATCCGACATAAAAATAGCAGGCTACAGGGAACTTTTAGAAATAAGCGCGACTGCAACGGATGTCACAGGCAGTCAAGCCGCCCTCTGTGTGAAAACAATTTTGGTGTCGCATACTACCGTACATGAGCGATACCTAAAAGAATGCGCTTCTATCTTCCAGATAGCCTTAGACATTCACAAGTTGCACCAAAAACAAAGACCAAGCTCCACGGCAGCGTGTGACATGTTCGATTGCACTGTGCTTAAGAATAACTTGAGTCCATACGTCAGATTCGTGCTCTATGTTAGAGGCGACAACAAAGATGACAGACTCTGTAAAAGCTGGTTAGCTACGCACACGCTTATGGGTGCGGAGCTAAGCCGCCTCATCTTTGACTTTTGGTACGGAAGTATCCAAAAGCTTACAATAGCGCAGTTGATGAACAGTATGGCCAAACAACTTACAGCACGCTTATAATGGCTACGTACACATGCTATCAAGGTACCAATGCTGACCTGTTTAAAGAGGTAGCTGCAATGTATCTCCGACCCGGCGCACTCGTATGTGATCCAACTTGGGGGAAAGGTGTATTTTGGAAAAAAGTAGACCTCAGCACGGTTGAAATGCATGCGTCAGATAAAGTCACGTGCCCCGGCAAAAACTGGGATTGCCGACACTTGCCTCACGCAAACGCCACGTTTGACCTAGTTGTGCTGGATCTCCCCTACGCACACAATCCGGGCCAAATGATTGTTGACAGCAGCTACCAAAACGCGAGCACAACTACAGGCATGTATCACAAAGACATAATGCAGCTCTATTTTGACAGCATGACGGAAGCACGCAGAATTCTTAAGCCCTGCAGCCAGATGTGGGTAAAAACACAAGACGAAATAGAATCAAGCTTTCAGCGCTGGTCACACATAGAAGTCTACGAAATGGGCATCCAGCTTGGATTTTTTGGAAAAGACTTATTTGTGCTTCTACAACAGAACAGGCCCGTAATTCAGCACAAAGTACAAAAGCACGCACGTAAATGTCATTCCTACTTGTGGGTGTTTCAGCTGCCTACGGAAACCGAAATAAAACAGCTTAAAAAGCATAGCATATTCAAGTAGATTCCATAAAAAGTCGGTACAGACTAGCCTCTTTTCAGCCTGTCATTCCTTCAGGGCTGCCGAACACGCAGGCACTAACAACACGTTTTAATCAAGCACTCTTATTTTTGATTTTTTGTGCAGACCGCTGTTGACAGCTGTAAACTCTTTTGATAAATGTTGGTTAACCGGACCTGCTGGAATCAACCGGTGGGACTGGAAATAAAAACAAATGCTACCAATGCAAGCTGTGGGTGTATACACCCACGTTAATCGGGCTTACGCGCAATCAGAATCACATCAATGGGCACGGGAAGCCGTCGTCAATTCAATTCAAGCTGGAGCAACAAACATCCAGTTCGGCATAGAATGGCAAGCCGTAAAACAAAAAGGAGTCTATCGGCGTATCATTGCCGATGACGGGTGCGGCATGCCACCACAGGCAATGCCCGCGTTTCTGAACAAATACGGAGGTTCAGGTCGAACCATCGGAGACATCACCGGCAACTACGGCATCGGCCTAAAAACCAGCATCCTTCCGTGGAACTTTAACGGCGTTGTTGTCCTCTCTGTCGTGACAGATGCTGAGGGTGTAAAACGAGCCAGTATGATGTGGCTCCACCGAGGTCTAACCAAAGAGGGTAACGTAGACTACGGCGCACGAGAACTGGTCACTGAAGAAGTAGGCGGTGAAGACGATTTTATAGCCGATTGGACTTCCACTTTCGAAGCAGCAAATGAAGCACTGGCTGTCCTTCCTCTTGATCGTTTAACAGACTACTTTGAGGATTTCACTGTAGATGGAATAGACTGGATGAAAGTCATTCCACCTTTTGTCTGGGAAGCCGGGCATGGTACGGTAATCGTGCTGCTTGGTGATACCGGTGAAGACGATACCGTAAAAGGTGATCCACACCGCGAATCTGAAGGAAATTCAAAGTACGCCTTAACTGAATACCTTAACTCACGTTTTTACAGATTGCCAGAAGGCGTGACTATCACAGTACAGACACCGGAGTCAGATAAAGATTGGCGCAAAAAGGAATACTGGCCGAAAACACAACAAAGTAAGGGCGTGAACAAACGGACTGTCTGTGGCATGGAAAAATGCCTACAGCACTATGCTGAAATGGGACGTCGTAAGCAAAAAACGGCTAGCACCGATCCCTTCACAGAAACAGTCCTTATTAACGGAGATAGCACCGTCTCTGCCAACGTAACGACTTATCTTTTTCCTAACATAGGTGAAAGCAAACCCGGACAGGACAGCTGGACAGGCTACCAGTCTGGAGACGCACCATCTGTGCCAATCTTTGCCTACATACACGAAGCCCATCCCGGCATCATTGAAGCCTTCGGCGTTCAGACGCATGCTCGTGGTAAAACAGCACTATTTCCATGGGTCAATACAGACACCGTACGCCGTCGGCTCGCTATTGTAGTGGAGCCTTTAAGCACAGATGATGCGAAGGTTTTTCCTGACCCGTCTCGTCGAACACTGCACTACCAAGACCGAATCAAAGGTGGTGCTGACCTGCCTGTCGAAGAGTGGACAGCCAGCTACCAGTCTAAACGACCTCAATTCATTACGAATGCCATTAACGACTATTTTGCCGATTTCGCAAGCATGCGAGGAGAAATAGACGATGAAACACTACGCCGGGTTGGTGAACAGTACTTGCCCTACATGAACACTATCCTTGTAGAGCGATACAAAGGAACACGTCGTCGTCGTCGTCATGAGCTAGACAATGACAATGCGGGTGAAGCATATATACCGATTGGCACGGGCGGTCCCCGTATTCCCTCACAAGAAACAGGTCGTGGTAGTGGTAGACTATTCAAAGTTCCGTACGGCTTGCTAGAGGCCATAACTGTGGACAAGCCCTACGATCCAAAAGATAAGGATGCGTTGCCATTACAGCAAAACTCGGACCTTAATCCAAACCAAGGTCCCACAATTGAAATCCATCTGCGGCACCCTATGATTCAGGCGGCATGGCAAGCATGCAAACAGCGCCTAGTACAAAAGAATGGCGTACCAATCGAACAGCTCGACACGTTTGAACAAGCCTTCTACCAAGAGGTAGAGCTGCACGTAAGGTTAGCGACCACTCACTTGTGGACATTCGTCAAAAATGGACGTCAACATCTGCGCGACAAGCTTTTCAGTCCTGAAGCACTGACCAGTATCGTAGCAGGTATACGGCCTTTGCAGCAGGCGGCGCAAGGCATTTTTGGAACTATCAAAGCCGGTAAAGGCATTCAATAAGGCTTAACAGATCAACTCAGTCTTCTGTCACTTGGACAGAAGACTGAGTGCCTGCTAAATCCCACACTAAATTTTTGTGTGAACTTTTATTTGACAGAGTATACACTTCTGTAGTAGTCTTACCCCGCAAACGTAGAAACCTTATAGATACCTCAAACATATGGATAAAAAAATTAAGAGAAAAGTGGACAAGACCAAACCAAGAAAAGTGGACGTGAGAATCACAGAGAGCTGCTTTCTCACTGACATGGAAAAAATAGCCGAAGCGATCGGCTACACTGAAATGCCGAAAGGCATGGCAGAAGACGTCCGCGTAATGCCACGGCTCGAAGCCAAGATATTGATAGGCGAATATCTGCAAGCCATGGACAAGCGAATCAGCGCCGGGAATCAGGTTAAAAGCCTTAAAAAACGCGAGGAACACAAACCAAAAGAAGAGCAGCGCCAGCCTGCAGTCCTCACATGGTTCCACAAAAACGCTGCCAAGCAGGAACAGCTGATTAACACCGCAGTTCGTTACTGGGCCGAGCAACAGCCCATGGCCCGATGGGCGATGCAATTCAGAGGCATCTCGCACGGAATTGCTGCCGCACTGGTGGCTTACATTGATCCAGAAAAAGCCCTCACCGCAGGCGATGTCTGGTCCATTTTCGGAGTAAATCCACAGCAGGAGTGGTTGGGAGCTGACAAATCAAAAGCATGGGTAAAAGCCCAGAAGGGCACCCCGCTGGAAATTCTGGCACGTGCGTCTGAAACGTTTCACCGCAACTATCATTCGATGCTTAAATACGCCACCACCGATGCCAAGGGTAAACGCGTCAAGCTGACACGAGATCAGATTGTGAAAACTTTGGCGCTGCGTCCTTGGAATGCTCGGTGCAAAGTGCTTCAACATTACATCGGTGACTCATTCTGTAAAAATAAAGGTTTTGTGGACGCCAGTACCTACAGCCTTAGCTACGATGAGCGCAAAGCCTATGAAACAGCTCGTAACGAAGCGGGACTGTACGCCGCTCAAGCTGCTGCCAAGTTACGGGAGGTACCCGATCACGAGCAACGCGCCATCCTTAAGCAGGGAAAGCTAGCTCCCGGCCACATCCACAACCGAGTTTTACGCTGGGTGGCAAAACGTTTCTTGGCTGATTTTCAACAAGAAATGTACCGCCAACACTTCCACAAAGAACCTCCTAAGCCCTATGTTTTCTCACATCTGGGCCATGCCCACCTGCAAGATCCGTTGGGAAAAAATAAGGCAGAAGCACAGCTTAACACAGATGCGCAGCGTAACGCAGATGCAGCTTAAGCCATGATTAGGGAGAGCACCAACACCGATGAGCGAGCCATTACACCGGAGAGCACCAACTGACCAGAGCGAGCCAAGCAGGATGAGAGCACCAGAACCAAAGAGCGAGCCGCGCAAGGCGAAAGCACCAAACCGTAAGAGCGAGCCAGAATGCAGGAGAGCACCACTATTGCGGAGCGAGCCGAATTGCAGGAGAGCACCACCGAATGTAAGCGAGCCAGAGTGAAGGAGAGCACCGTTGAACGCAAGCGAGCCATACCAAAGGAGAGCACCACGGACAAAGAGCGAGCCAATGGACCAGAGAGCACCAAACAACACGAGCGAGCCACATCAGGAGAGAGCACCAGTCTACCAGAGCGAGCCAAGCAGGATGAGAGCACCAGAACCAAAGAGCGAGCCATTGCGGAAGAGAGCACCGAGATGCGCAAGCGAGCCACAAAGCCAGAGAGCACCAAAATAAATGAGCGAAGCATTAAACAACGCCATATCCAGAATGCGCGGGTCGATGATGGCCCGGCAACATAACCGCGCCCAGTTCCGACTGGGCGCACAAACACAGGAGTTGCGCGAATATATGACTAAACCAACAAACACAAACACTAAAACTAACGACAAGCAGTCCTTACAGGAATTGCTCACAACAACACCAGACGCGGTGACGACGTATGAATTTGTTAAATCGCGTCTGCTAGTTCCGACTGACCTCGGGGAACTTAAAAAAGCGTTCATACGAGGCATTAACCTTGGACATCTGGCATGGACAGCTACCGGAATTCTCTATGTCGCTTGGATTGATCGCACGCCGTCCGGACAACAAGCTGAAATAGATGCTGATATCCTTCGGAACTGTCCCAGCATCGACGCAGGTTTTCTGCGTGCTTTAGACGCGATTGGCCGTAACCGTATAAGCTATCAGTTTTTCACGTCCCGATGCCCGCTTTATCAGCGCGTCATAATGACAGAAGCCACCGCCGATACACAGGATCACATCCTTAAAACCAAAACTCTCCTTATCCCTAGAAAGGTGACAACGGATGGCAAGACTAAGATCGTAGTGGAACAGGCCGTAGACAAGGACAAGATCAGCGCGTGGCAGTCCAGAATCATCCTGCCGGGCAAGAAGCTCGTCCAAGACAAGGCTACGATTTTGAAAGAGGCACAAGCTACGCTGCAGGTTCAAAAGATCAAATCCTGCCGCTGGGGATTCAGTGACAAAAACCTGATCATCGACGGTACGTCCTTTGACACAGCAACCGTTGAAAATATCGTCACAGAGTACTATACCCACCTGAAAGACTACAGGGCACTACAGCGCCTAGTCCTTAAACTGAATGACCTTTTAGACAGACAAGCAACAGAAGCGAAAGCGAGCTAGACATGCAACACCACAGCGCATGGCAAGAGGAAATTATGCGTCTCATCATCCGGATTCCCATCGGAACACTCTTTAACTCTGATGATATCCGCATTAAGGCACATCAAAACCAATCTGCAAATCCAGCGCATCCCAACGCTTGGGGATGCGTTTTTCGACAAGCTAGAAAAGACAAATTGATTGAAAAAACGGGTCGATACGCACCCAGCCAAGTTCCTTCCAGCAACATGCGAGCAATTGCAGAATGGCGACGAATTTAAGCCAAACAGACGTAGAGCACCGTTGAATGCAAGCGAGCCATTACATACGAGAGCACCGTGATGCGAGAGCGAGCCACGTAAACGAAGAGCACCAAAGTCTAGGAGCGAGCCACCTCAAGGGAGAGCACCAGAGATGATGAGCGAGCCACAAAGCCAGAGAGCACCACGAAGATTGAGCGAGCCAGAAAAGGTGACAGCAACGTTATAGATGAGCGAGCCACAAGAAGCTAGAGCACCACATCAGGAAAGCGAGCCAAGGACGCATAGAGCACCGTAGAACCCGAGCGAGCCAAAAATGACAATAGCAGCACAGTAAGATAGCGAGCCAAATGGCAGGAGAGCACCAAAAAGAATAAGCGAGCCAGAGACCGTGAGAGCACCAAAACAGTAGAGCGAGCCGTGCCGACAGAGAGCACCAACCAGCAGGAGCGAGCCAATCCGTTGAAGAGCACCGTAGAGCGCGAGCGAGCCGCCATGTCGGAGAGCACCAAAGACACAGAGCGAGCCAAATCGCCAAAGAGCACCAAGCAGGAGTAGCGAGCCATTGAACCCGAGAGCACCAAAATGCGGAAGCGAGCCTTTGAAAGGAAGAGCACCAAAACGATAGAGCGAGCCATAGCCTAAGAGATTACCACAGGAAAGAAGCGAGCCATTGCGAAGTAGAGCACCGAGATGAAAGAGCGAGCCGGGGCCACAAAGAGTACCAAAGCGACTGAGCGAGCCGCAATTTCAGAGAGCACCGATGAAATAGAGCGAGCCGGGGAAGCTGAGAGCACCAAAGATTACGAGCGAGCCATAACCAGCAAGAGCACCGATACTACAGAGCGAGCCAGATAGGTAGAGAGCACCAACGTAAAGAAGCGAGCCAGAGACCGAGAGAGCACCAAAACTGAAGAGCGAGCCACAGCCGCGAAGAGCACCACGAGATGTGAGCGAGCCGTCACACATGAGAGCACCGTGATGAACGAGCGAGCCAAAATAAGTGAAAGTAGCATTATAGATGAGCGAGCCAGAGCGAGCAAGAGCACCGATACTACAGAGCGAGCCAGATAGGTAGAGAGCACCAACACGTGAGAGCGAGCCGTGCAGGGTTAAAGCACCATAGGTTATAAGCGAAAAAGCCCCCGGAGGAAACTCCGGGGGCTTTTGAATTTCTACCAAACAGATTAGCCAATAGTTTGACCGAATGCCGTTGGACTATTCTGAATGAGGCCGCGACAGTACATCTTCGCGTTGATCATCTTACGAGCGAAACTCGTAGCAAACCCGCGTTGATGGATGAAATCAGGCAGAACGATATCAGGCGTGGTGTACAGCTTTTGGTACTCAGCCAACACGTAGCCAGTCGTCAAGAACTGATCGCCCTTGTGACCAACCAGAAACTCGTTGTTCGGATAGTGAGGATCAGCAAAGACCTTCTTGTTTCCGAGGTCACCCAAATAAGTAATTCCTTGCATTTGGGTGCGAGCATTCTTGGGTACGAACTGAGGCAGCGTGGCCACAACAGTCGCAGCTTGGAGACCAAGCAGCAACCAGTTACCAGCAACCATGTTTGTACTTCCAAAGATGAAGTTCGAGGCAGTCTCGAAGGCATCAATGATGGAGAACTTATGCGTCTGGTAGTTAACGCTCGCCGGGGCGATAGCGTCCCAAACCACGAAACCTGCATCAGCCTTGGCACGCAAGTCAAAGATGACCTGACGATGTTTCTGGT